AAATTGTCAAATCTTTGAACATGAAAGCATCACCAGGAGAGCCTTATCGGAAAGTTTTTAACACAAACAAAGCTCTGTTCGATGCACTTGGTGAAAACACAATTCGTGAGAGTTTTGAGGAGATGGAAAGAAAGTTGGTGTCGGGGGAACTTGACAGCAGCAATTTTGAAACAACTTTTCTTGTACATTCAAAGAGGGACAAATACGCGTTGAAAAAGTTAAAAACTGCAAAGTTTAGAAGCATTCAGGGCGGTGATCTTTTTCTGTTGTACATAATGACGAAATTCTTTACGTGGGTGTCGAAAACAATGAATGCACACGAGGGGGTGATGACAAGTTATCTCCTAAATGAATTTTGTGAAAAGTTTTTCGCTTCTGTCGGAACGGATTGTTTTGTTGGGGTTGATTTTTCAGCTTTTGACCGCACCCAAGCGGAGAATCTGATAAGAATGATCTTACAAAGCATTGGTGAAAAATGTGAGATCCCCGAGAAATTGTTAAAGTGGGTGGTGGACCAAGTTGCGTCTGCTCCGCTCACGATGCCCAATGGGTACGTTTTCGAAAGGTTTGGGGGGAATCCTTCTGGACAATTTCTCACAACTGTTGTCAATACTGTGTATCATAGGGTTGTGATGGCGTGCTTCTGTGTACAACAGCGGTGTGACTTTCCCCGAATGAATAACACTGGAGATGACGGTGTTTACGGAGGGACTGAAGAAAGAATGAAACATTGTGTAGAAAATTTTCCAAAATTTTGCGCAGAGTTCTTTGGAATTACTGAAGTGGGAGAGGAATCTGGCGGGGGGGGAAATTTTTCACTTTCCAGAAATTCCTGCCTATGTTGGTAGGACTATCATTTCCGATGGAACGTTTTGGTGGACCGTTTTGAGTGATGTTCCTCGGATTTTGGCTCATTGGTACAATTGTCCGCGTGGTGATACTTTCAACACATACTCTGAGCGGGCAACTGGTATTGATGTGGCATTGTCGGGTTGGCGGTTGGCTCAAGGCAGAGGA